TATTCGTCGTAGGCAAGGTTTATCAGACCTCTGCTCTAACGTAGCGACTGCGTCCCTGAAACCAAACGACCAACCCCTCAAGCTATCTGCGTGCTCGACCACCTCAGGGTCATCTGTATCCAGTGAAGCCCTCAAGCCTATCGCATCCTCGTGGAGTTCTAAATTGGTGTTAGTGTCACCAATTACTCTCTCATGGTCTACCATCAAGTCGATTTTTTCTGCATTATCGATGGCTCTCTCAAAAGTGCCTTCCATAATCATCTCGTTAAATGGCATACCGTTGGTGTCTCGCAAAGTCCTGCTCTCACGTTCAATGGCATTAACATATCCCTCGATGTGGACTGTACCATTGTCACGCTTCTCAACTGTCATCTGCATTTGGCTCTCCTCCTTTCTCTGGATTTTTATCTTCAACCTCAGAATCGTCAGTGATTAAATCCTCAACGACTCCCTCACTGGTTATGTGACCGTCCTGATCCGCAACGGTTCCAGTGTTAGGTGTGAAGTACGTCTTATGCTCGACATCATAGATAACATCGCCTAAGCTCATGCCAATAATGTCAAGTCCCTCAATAGCTACCATGTTTTCACGTGCTCGGATTTCATTCTTGGTTATCCATCCAGCACTTACTGCAGCCTTGTATGCGTTGTATCTCTTCTCGATATCTCCACGCATAACCTCTGAGGTATCAAATGCAAAGAAGCGAGTAGCCTTTTCCTTCTCAAGTAAAAGGTCTCGGTTAAGTGTTGTTGTAATCTCATCCAGGATAGGAAGTACAGCCATCTTGATAGTGAGGTTGTAGTCTTCATCTGTCGCGCCCTCTCGAAGTACGGAAGGACATATCTTGAAGATGCTGCATATCTCCTTTGTGGTAGTCTCGATATTCTCGTTAAGCTGCAGCTCCGTAGCTGATGATGAGCTCTCCTGGAACTCAAGACCATCATTGAGGATAACCACGTTGTCCTCGTTGTTACTGTAGAGCTTCTTCCATGCAGCCTTAAGTGCGTCGATAGCTTCCTGAGTGAGTCGCTTCTGGCTCTTAAGGAAGCCCTTCTTATTACCACCCTTGGATACGAGCGTATTCTCAAAGACTAATGTGTTATAGGCTACCTGTAGCATCTGCGAATTCTCTGCAGGTACGCCTAAGCCAGTACATCCATCCTTAGAGCTTCTTAAAATCTTGAGGAACTGATGCGGATAATATGTCTCTCCGTTAATCATTACCTCATAGCTCTTAAAGATAGGGTCCTCTGCCCTATTGACCGACATATTGTCGTAGGACACATAGTTAAGTGACCGATAGGTATTGCGATATTTATTGATGTAAACGAAGCCTGAGCCATAGAGCAAAAAGTCTTTTACCATGGCAGCCTTCATCTCTCCTGCGTTGAGCGTGTCCTTCGGATCTGAATTAAGGAGACGGCATCGAGGGTCGTCTTCAATCTCTTTTATAATCTTCTTACCGTCCTCGCTGGCCTCCTGCTCATAGAGCTTAACCGGAAGCATCGCGATGGTGTCTTTAAGAAAATTTACACACGCAGCAAAGGCAGGTATCTGCATCGCCCTGTCGGCAGATATAACGACGTCACTGTGTAACATCGCTCTTAGCACCACATCATTAGGGAATGATGAGTCGATTGTCATTGTCTCAGCTCTTTGCTCCCTTTTGAATAATGCCATTGTTATCACCGCCTCTCTCTTTATATTGCTTGCAGCAGTCGTGACTGCTACACGTTCGTCTCTTATTCTTGCAGTACGGTACCCAGTGCACCGCGCCACTTCCTACGCGCTCGCATCTGGTCTCCTCATGTATGCAAGGCACGTATCTCTTAAACAACTTGAACACCCCAATCCTCAAACACGATATCCTGCTGTAACAGGTACATGGCGTTGATGAGCGCAACTACCATGTCGACCTTACCGTTAGATTTTTTCTTGGTAACATAGCGATTCATGTTAGTGTCGTAGGTGCATCGAGCATTCTCGAAGTTAATCTCAAGTAGCTTGTTTTCCGTGTACTTAAACTTACCATCCAGTACCTTCTCGAATAGCAGCTTGGTAGGTGGATGGAGTGTGTCACTATGCTGCCTTATTTGAACTGTCTGGAATACCTGGTCCCACTTCTGTGCAGAGCTTATCGCGTTGTATCGGTCATAGCCGATACTGTGCACATAACAGCCGTAGGTCTCCTCCAGCTTAAATACAAAATCCTCAATAACTGAGTAGTCTACAGTCATATCTCCACAGGCTATACACTTAGCTGCTTTGATAAATGCTCTGTAGTCGACCTTCTCAAAAGCACTCTTCTCATCGATACGGCTGTCCGGTATGAAGGCCATAACATCGGCAAGGATATTGCCGTTGTCGTCAAAGCTCGCCATCGCCACAGAGCAGTTATCGTTAGACATAGATAAGTCGACGCCCACATACACCTCTCTGCCTGTCCAGTCGATTTTATCGACCTTGCATTTAAGCACGGACTCGATAGGGATGTACGCCTCTGTGCCTATGCCCTGGTAGATAATGTTGCAGTGCTTCGTTAAGAAGTTTTCGCGCAAGGCCTCACGCAGGATAGCCTTGTTACGTTTATCGATTAGGTCATCCCACACTGACTGGATCTCCTGCGCCAGTGGGTTACCATCTCGAAGTATGTCCTCGTCTGTCTCCCATCCGGTCACGTTGTCCGGCTCATAGAGTAGAGCGAAGAGCTTGTCATCTTCCACCACTCCGTCAAGTACCGACTTGGCGTATGCCACCTCATCCTCAAATGGGTTGTTGACTGTTGGATACTTGGTACTGATGATAAAGCCGAGCTTGTTCTTAACCAGAAGCTGACCGGAGCGCATCGCCTCAACTGCATAAGGCGTAGGAAGCGCACCGACCTCATCGGCGATAAAGACCGAAGGCTCTTTACCATCCATTCTGGTAGTTGAGTAGTTAAGTGGTACGTACTTGGTCTTAGTCGGCTTATGTGTGATACTGTCTCGCAGTACCTTAAACTCTCCATCCTCGAAGATATCCACATTCGCGCTGATCAGAGGCTCGATGGCCTCTTTAATCTCCTTCGCCAGAGCTCCGTCAGGAGCTACTGAAAAGAATCGGCTATAGCTTGGCTCAAGGTAGAAGAGAATAATAAAGAGGACTGCCACTACGAATGTCTTACCATTCTTACGACAGACCTCTAAAAGTATTGTCTCGTATCTTCTTTTCTCTAAATCTGACCTGTGCACGGTGCAAATGGCTGCGGTCACCAGTAACCACTGATAACCGGCGAGTGCTTTGTAGATGCTCTGACCAGTACGAGGTCCTTTTGCCATCTTCAAGCACTTAAGCAGTTTATAAATCTTACCGAGAAGCTTCTCGTTGATGATGTACTTCTTGTGTTTTCCATCCCAGACTTTAAGGAACTCCTTACACTGCAGCTTTACATATCTTGGTGCTCGTACCTTTCCTGCGAGCACCTGCTCCGCATAGACGACTGCAGGATGATTGCCTGGTCTAGTCTTCGTCCTCGGCATTTAGCATATCCATAAGAGTCTGCTTCTTCTGTTCTTGGGACTTCACTGCCGATATGGCTATCTTAGCTCTGCTCTGCGGAGATAAGCATAACTCGTTACATAACCTAAAAAAGTCCTTCGTACAGTTAGCCTTGGCTCTAATATAGTTGCCATCATAAAGCTTCTGTGGATTCTCGTTAGCTTCTCTATCCAGAGTCTGCAACTGGTCGATAGTAACTGCTGCCTCTGCAAGTACAAAAGCGTCTACCGAGCCGAGCATTTTTGACTCGTCGAAGTTGCTCTTAATAAAATTAAATATCTCAGTTTGAGAAGCTGTGAGATAACTAGGAGCTTCCACCTCGCCTGATCCAGCGAGAAGCTTCTCTGTAGTCTCTCTAATCTCGCGCTGAGCGTTTGTCATGTGCTTACTGTTAGCACTGGATGCCTTTGCAGGACGTCCCATGTTATCACCTCTCTAACAATATGCGAAGCTGTAACCATGAGTGTGTCGTACTCTGCCCTTTAGCACATGATTGATGTCTCTCTTATCGAGGCCCATCTGTCTAGCGCACTCACTCTGACTGTGCCAGACCTCTCCTGTCTCTCTGCACACGAAAGTCGTCGTGCAGCAGGAGTACGCGGTGTTATCCGCACCTGTCATCCACTCTAAATTTTCTACAAAATTGTGGTCTTTTACTTCGTCTTTATGGTTTACTGTTTCGAGCATATCCGGATTCGGTATAAATGCTTCGGATACTAATCTGTGTATAGGTCTTGTGACCACTTTACCGTTTATACTCAAACCTACTCTCGGATATCCCCAGCTATCTTTACGCTGTTTTAGCAGCTTTT